AATTTTATGTTTGAGTCAGATTACGAGGTGGACGAAGTTGGTTTTTGCCTACGCGATGACTTGAACGTAGGATGCTCACCTGACGGCCTGATATTGGAAGACATGGGCTTGGAGATAAAATGTCCCCTAGCCCACAATCACGTTGCGTATTTACGCGATGGCGTATTGCCCAGTAAATACTTTCAGCAAGTCCAAGGAAGCCTGTACGTGACCGACCGAGACGTTTGGCACTTCTACAGCTTCCACCCAGATTTCGGCGAGCAGCTACACGTAATTGTTCACCGAGATGAAGAGTTCATTAAGTTACTTGATGGACACCTAAAACGCGCAGTAGAAGAAATTGAGAGCTGCGTGGAACGATTTAAGAAACAAGGAGAATAAGATGCTTAACAAAGTAATGCTAATTGGAAACGTAGGAAAAGAGCCTGAGTTTAAGTCAACGCCCAACGGCACAGCTATCGTGACTTTACCACTGGCGACCACCGAGAAGTGGACTGACAAGCAAGGCCAGAAGCAAGAAAAGACGGAATGGCACCGAATTACGCTATATAACCGCCTTGCTGAGCTTGCAGGGCAGTATGTAGGGAAAGGCTCGAAACTCTACATTGAAGGCAAGATTGTGACGAACAGTTGGGAAAAGGACGGGGAAAAGCGTTACAGCACAGAGATTGTGGGTAATTCTATGCAATTCCTAAGCCCGAAGCCCGAAGGACAGCGACAGCAGCCACAGCAGCAGCAATACCAGCCGCCACAGCAGTCGCAAGACTTCGATGACGACATTCCTTTCTAGATAAAAAAAGCCCCTGCAAGAAACAACAAACTTGCAGGGGCTAAACTTACTTCTAGGAGAACAAGCGATGGCTTGTGAATTCATTAGACCTGAGGAATAAAACAAATGCAAGAAGCCAATATTGGGAAAAGTTTACAGGAGGCGCAATACAAGGCGCGACTTCCTACGGCTAAACTAGCCGAATTACTGGGCGAGACCCGTCAAGCCGTGTATTACACGCGCAAGCAAAAGTCTGCCAACATCCACAAAGTTCAGCAACTGGCCGCTATCTTCGGCATGAGCATTGACGAATTCGTGAGGCTCGGCACAGATGGTTAGGCGAACTATACCCATAGAGAAAGACTTACAGCGCGCCAAAATTAAGCGCGACACCGAAAAGTTTTTAGCCAAAGGCGGCGAAATAGAACGGGTTGAGTTTGGAAAATACGGGAAAGAGTTTGAAGGCATACAGGATTTAGTGCCTAAGCGATTTGGTGACCATTATGCAAAGTAACGAGCCATGGACAATAAACTCTAAAGAATCGCTAAAAGAATTCATAGAACACGTGACCGAGGTTTATTCATTAAAGCATTACCTGACGGTGAATTTAACCATTGGGAAAAAGCGCACAAACACACAGAACAATGCTTTGCAGGTTTATTGTCGAGAGCTTGCTACTGCGTTGAACGATGCCGGTCTAGACATGAAGCGGACTTTGAAGGCTGAGGTAGAGATACCTTGGACTCAAGACCTGGTCAGGGAGCATCTATGGAAGCCTATACAGGAATATGTCATAGGCAAACGCTCGACAACCGAAGCTAACACTTTCCAATATTCTGAGGTCTACGATGTTTTAAATAGAAACATGGCTGAGAAATTTGGCGTTAGCGTTCCATTCCCATCACGAGGGCAAGACGATGATTCTGGAAATATACAAGCCGATAGTCGAACGAGCGGATAAGCAGCTTCTAACTGGGTTAGAGAACTTTTCAAGGGAAGAAATAAAACAGACCTACAATGATTTGCTATTATTGCAGGTGGATTATTATAAGCAATACTTAAAATTCTATGCTGAGATATTAAATGAAGATTAACATTGAACTAGATGAAAACGAAGTTGACGAAGCGGTGGACTTACTGCGCCAAATCCATCAGCTTGAAGACAGCATTGATGAGTTACGGCTTATGATTAACGACATCAGGGATTTGATAGATGAACAAAAAGAAATGCCTTGAAGCAATCCAGTTGCTCGCACGCTTAGCGGCGGCTGATGATGATGGTTACGTTCAGTGCGTTTCTTGTAAAACTATCAAGCATTACAAGGACGGGATGGACGGTGGTCATTTTATCCCCAAGGGTAATTCATCTTACTGGTCGCTAGAAATATGCAATGTCCACCCGCAGTGTAAATACTGCAATATCTTCGGCATGAAGTCGGGGACTGCCGCGCAGGAATACACGACTTGGATGTATGACTACTACGGTAAAGACTTTGTGGAAAATATGCTCGCCACAAAGCGCAACCCAGTTAAGTTTTATAAAAAAGACTATGAAGAAATGTATAAGGATTTCATGGAACAAATCAAACACCACAGAAACAGAATAGGAGAAAGCTAATGAGATACGCGCAGGTGGAAGATGAAATTCACGAACTAATGACTAGGCAAGAATTAACAAAATGGGCGCAGGAGTTAAGTAAATTTGAGGGCAGGGACTATATAGGCATCCTGACTTTAATGGTTCACTTCAATATGTTTGACGAGTTTTTAGAAGCAAACGAAGAAGCGTGCGATGATTATTACGACTTTTTGGAAACAAAAAACTTAATGGCCGGAACTAAACACTAAGGAGAACGACATGGAAATTGAGCCAATGAGCCAAAACGAAATGCAAGCGTGGATTTTAACTGGCGCTAACGATTTAGAAGGCGACGTATTACGCGCAGTCGCTACATTTATAAAAACAAATAACGATATAGCGGATTTTTTCACGGCTTACCCTGAGGTTAGTGAACAGTTTGTTAAATTCATGGGGGCCAAATAGTGAATGAATTGATAGATAAGTGCAGCCAATGGAGCATAGATAGGCAGATCATTCAAAACGGCAACAGAGAAACCCAGTGCTTGAAGCTGGTTTCTGAAATGGGAGAGCTGGCAGACAATATAGCTAAGGGCAGGGATGTTTACGATGACATAGGCGACTGCCTCGTTGTATTAAATAATCTAGCCCTCATGCACAACACAACGCTTGAGCAGTGCCTAGCTCACGCTTACAACGATATAAAAGACCGCAAAGGTTACATGAACGAGAAAGGCGTATTTATTAAGGAGGGTGACAAGTGAAAGCAACAGACATGCAGGTTGGCGGCGACCATTACAGCAAGATGGAAATACAGCCAATCGAGTACATAATGAAAAACAAACTGCCTTATTGTGAGGCGAACGTCATTAAGTATCTATCAAGGTGGCGTTCGAAAAACGGCATCGAAGATTTAAGAAAAGCAAAACACTATATTGATCTGCTGATAGACGCAGAAATGGAAGCGGATAAGTTAGACCGCATACTGCCTAAGCACGATTAGCAGTATTCGCCTGTTTCTATCATTTCTGCGAGTTCCATCGCGCGAGCACCGACTTGTAAAGCCCATCGTGAGTCTAGGAATTCATTGCTGGCGGTTAGGTAATCTTCCTCAGCCATAGCCGCCAGTGCTTTCTCAAACTTCATAAACTTGGGAAGCCCTAAATTAAAACAGATAGAAATGATAGCGTCTTTACGGGCTTTGTTTAGGTTGTGAAACCACGGGAAGTTAGACTTTAATTCTTCACGCACTCGCTCAATGTCATTCTTTAGCAAATACTCAATCTCCGCATCAGAAAGACCCAAGCCTATACGTGAGTCTATAGATCGACCTGCGCCGATGGTTAGGTAGCCAAGGGAATCTTCGTAGGCAAACTGCTTGACGCCTTCATGCCTACGAATCATCTGCGTTAGTTTAGTCATAGACTCTCGGGTTTTTGTATAAAACTGCTTCTACAAAAATAGCGACTTCGTTATCGCTTGAGCTAGATTTAGCCTCAAACATAAAGTCGGTTTTTTCATCAATCATAAAAGGCACTTGGCGGTCATAACTGACTTGTGATGTAGCGAATGTCGCCGCTGCTACTCTTAGCTTTCTGCCTGTATGAGTAGTGACAACATTTCTGAAAGTAACATACTTGTTTCCATTTGTTGTCGCTGAATTAACGTCTATACGGAATAGATATAATTTATGGTCAGCAGGGACTGTATAAACACAAGCCTGAGTTATCCCAAGACCTGCGCCTATATACCCATAAGTAACGCCACCACTAGCTATAGTGATATTACCTACATTATTACCAGACAGAATCACCGCGCTGTTAATGCGGAATATGCTTTTAGGAATCGCTACAGGCGTTGTACCAGTTAGCGTAACGACCTGCACAAGCTCTCGATAGTCAGCGTCCAGACCGTTGATAAGCACCTGCATAGTATCGGTGGAACTGCTAACAATGGTCATTGCTTTGGCTTCAGTCGGGAATACATAGTTACCACCGTCATTCCATAGCGTTTCATAAGTCGTGCCGACTACAGTGTTAAATCCGAAAATATTAACAGCAGATGCGCCGACCATGTTCCCGCGAGCAATATCAAACAGGAAGTTAGAAGTTGGTGATGGGTTATCCCACTGACTCATCATTCGCTCCTTTTGAATAGCCCTGTGGCATTAAACAAAGTAACCACAGCAGAAACAATATCATGAGCAACAGGCTGTAACTTATCGAAAGATTCATCAATATCGTCAGCCTTTTCAATAGCCGCTTTAAGCATAATGTCAAAAGCAGCAAGTTTTTCTTTACCTGCACCATCATCGGGAATCGTCTCCTCGATCAATTTGACAATATCAACGACCATTGTCCAAAGTTTCTTCACCCAGCTTAGGTAAGTAAAAATATTCATATCGCACACTCCATAGTTAGTAAGATGGCTTCAACGCCATAGATGTTTGGTACTGCATGCACCCAGTGCGGATTGACCATCACAGGCTTAACGCCCAGATTGCAGCCCGACTTTCTCAGATGTTGATAATGTGAGCAGCCAGTTAACGAGAGCAAGGACACCAACAGCCACAGAGTCCACAGTCTGCTCATCGACAGGAATTGCATACCCAAACGCTTCCGCAGCCTGAATACCTGCCCACAATGCCCCTGTGAGCGCCGTAGCGGTGATCTGACGGCTTTTCCACTTGGCTGGGTCTGCAACTACCTTCCCCTTCTTGAGCAGCGTATAGGCCGCTTTTGCGCGCTTAATCATAATCGTCCTCATCTTCGAGCAGATTGTAGCAAAGCGATGACTTGTAGGTTTCTATCAATCCGATTAGGACTATAGGGCTAACGCCGAGGTCGATTTGCTTTTCGACCCATTCCCCGAGTTCTGCCATAGCATTCTCAGCCAAGCGGTCGGCTCGTGTATCAGGAAACTGAATAGCGTCCATAATTACCCCAAGTATCTAAATGCAGCACCTATAGCAGCAGCGATAACCAGCCAAACGATTCTCTCGGTCTGGCGTGTACCAACCACGCTTTCTGACAGTCTATCAACTTTGTCGTCTAAACCCATTACTTTAGATTCAATGGAAGATTGGCGGTTAAACACCGTTACCAGACGTTCCTCGACACGGGCTAATGAAATGATAGCCTCCTGCAAGCTGTCAATTTTTGCTTCTACGCGGCTTAGTCGGTCTTCCATTGTCATACCTATAGGGTTAAATCAGCGACCTTGCGGCTGCTTCTGAGTTGATATATGTGTCGTAATGCTTCACCGCCTTCCCTATGGAAAACAATTTGGTGCATAGCCGAGGCTGCACCGTACCCTGCCCCTGCATGCCAAGAATCTGGTGGAGCGAGAGTCGCGAACGATTCCACGAATACACCATTGTCGGTTTCTAAAAGTGTCTGATGGTGTATATGCCCCACTAGCCACTTGCGGTAGTTAGTAGAAGACCACTGCTCAGGAAGCATTTTAGGCAACAGGGACGCGAGCTTAGGCGCCTTAACTTTATCACCGTGGTGTACAGCAATCAGGTTCTGACCAAACTGTAGGGTGTGAAAGAATCCGTGAGGGTCTAATATGGTTACTCTCGGCTCGTTCGAATAGTAATACTTAAGGATCAACGCAAGGGCGATAGCAGTGTCAGAGTCGTGATTACCACGAGCCATAATGACTGTTACCTTTTTGTGCTTTTCCAAAATCTTAGAAATTGAGTACACAAAAGTTTGTGCCGCAACATCAAGCACGACTTCGATTCTGGTATCCACGTCCAGCTTTGTACCGCCAAAAGTAGTGCCGCCTGAGCCGTTAGCGTGGATAAAATCACCGACATTGACTAACAAAGCATTCTCAGACGGAGGTGCCAGGTCAACCAAGTAGTCTATAGAATCTCGCATAGACTCGGACGCTATCTTAGTGTCGTAGTCTTTTTCTTTCGTCTCTCTTGCGTCAGCCCTCATGCCAAAGTGAGCATCACCGATTACGATGGTAGGCAACAGGTCAGCGTCAAACTTTTTAATCTTAGGCTTAGCTTGTCGCTTAGCTTTGGGCAGGTCTTTAGTTAAACCTTCCACGAAAGATTGAATAGCTTTGTCTCGCTCGGCTTCTTGCATTGTCCTGCGAGTCTTTAGCCACGCCTTGTTGCCTTCGTCATCCTCAGTGTAGATGGACCGACCAATGACAACTTCACCCTCAGGAACGTGTCTAGTAGCGTCCCAATTAGGTGACAGGCCGCCCTGAGCCGCGTAGTTTCTCACGGCACGAACGTGATCTCGCATCGTAGACGGAGTGATGCCTAGAACTCCCGCAGCTTTAACAGCAACCTCTCCGCATTCTTCCCAAACTGCTATGGCTTCACGCTGACGAGCGGTCTTGGCGTAATCAAGTAAACTCATAAATGCACCTAGCGACTAGCGATGAGATGAGATTTAGCATCAAACCACTCGAACCTTAAAGTTACCGGAAGTCAGCGCAGTGATTCTTGCCGAGCTGCTAGTCGGAGCATCAAAGTCATAATCAGTCCCCAAGACAGCGCCTTTGTTCAGCACGTTGGCATCGTAGTTAATTGCTACACCGTCTGATGAAGGCACTGTAGAACCTGATGTCATGTTGAAGATAATGGATAGATCAAGATCGTTACCAAGCGCTATGTGGTTCGGGTCTGTAACAGCGTCTAGTTGAGTCTTGTCCATTTGGTTTATGTAGTCTGTTGAGCCTACGGTGTATTCATAAATAGAATCAGTATCGGAGCAAGAAATAAACATTTTTGTTCCATTGCTATTAAATGCGATTCCGTTAGGATTTGTTGCCTG